CTCCCCTACAACTTCAAAAGGTTAGCAAATGCAATACCTGATTACAAATGTTATATAGAACGAAAGTTGGTTACCTACAAAATCGTTTAAATAATGGGGGCCATCTATTCTAGTTTACCACTTTTTGGCCGATCCATCAATATAAATATAAATATAATATATACAGAATATACAACTATACACTATTTACATAAGTTCTGAAAATTATTTATCAACATTCTGAGAATCAAAATATTGCAACTGAGGAACACCCATCAAAAATGCACAATCAAAATCGTCACCAGCAGCCCGCCAGAAAACAAAGTTTTGGTCAGTGCCATAAACGGTGTTCATGGCAATCCTACCATAATCCTTGCTATGTTGACCAAACGAAGCCCAATTCTTGGGTAAATAAACAATGTCAGAATAATGTGGAAATTGTAATTCACCAACCTCCTCACTCTCTTGAGAAATGATAGTATTAGCAGCACGGCTGGAGAAAATTGACATTCCTCTTCTAACTGCTGCGTTCTTTATGTCTCTTCCTCTACTGTTGACAAGCTGACAAGAAGCAAGCTCACGCTTCCAAACTGAAGTACTCGCTGCAGGGTATCCAATGAATTTCATCCTAATGGAACCCCTAGTATAAGCAAATATGGACGAAATATTAGTTAACAGATCGGTAGTAAAAGGGAATTTCTGCTTGATAGCAGGTTTACCTTCTTTTCCTTGACCTGTTGCTTGTGGTGGTCCATAGCTTAAATGAGCATAATCAAAATCGAGTACCTGTGATTTGGGTGAAGCCAAACCATAGTCATCATTGAGTTTGTAAGCATTAAAATTCCTAATCTTTTCCAAAGCAGGATTCAAATATTCATCATCAAATTGTTTGCCAGCAAGCTGGAAAAAAGAAGCTCTCTTAATGAGCTGACGAAAAGAAACAATCTTCTCACCAGTAGCCATCTTCTCGGGTTCAATACCAACATCAACGGTTCCCTCAGGAATGAATGGAACTAATTCAGTCTCCAAACCAATCTGTGGTTGCAAACAAATCTCTTCGTCATCGTTTTGATCATCCACAACATCATGGTGCAATGTCAAATAACCATCTTTTGGCTTTATCTTCAAATTGGTAAAAGTTCTTGAACATGTAGGTGGTTTTGGTTGAACATCTAACGCAGTTTGTTCCTCAAATTTTGGATCAGGATCTATTCGCTGAATATCACCTAAAGCAGTTGGATAAAGTGTAGGATTGATAGGAATCGCAAAAGCAAAATCCTTACCAGCACACGCTTCAATGATAATGTTCACGTTATCAACAACAGCATCTGAAGATGCTACAAGTTTGTTTAAAACATAAACTTCCAAAGTACCATTTTTAAAAGCCAAAGGTGGGCTAGATGGCAAATTCTTCTCTGCAGGAGTCTCAACATAAAGGAAAGGTTTTGGATTCAAGAAAGGAATCTCAAATGAAATTGAATTCTGTTTAGCCAATTCCCAAACAAATGAATAAGTCATGGGAAGTTTAGGTCTAGCAATATTAGATTTATCACCTGGGCGCCATGTAATCAACAATCTGCCTGAATGAAATTTCGTCTTAATACACTTTAATTGAAAAACAATATTACCACGCCAAAGTTTAAAAAACTGTGCTGCAAAATTCATCTGCGTAACATTTCTAGCAAACGTAGCTTCATACTTATCTTCCTTCAAATTATTCTGTTGTTTTTCAAGAAACCATCCAACTGTAGGTGATACATCATAACTAAACACTTTGTGATAAGAATCGTCTTTAGTTTCCCATTTAAACTTTCCAATGTAATTTGGTCTTGTTATAATGTTATTAAAATCCAAAGGATCTCCTTTACCAAAGAAAGAATAATTTTCCAACTGATTATCAGCATCCAATCCCATATTATTGCTCGTATCCACACCATTATAATTAGTCATATAACGGCTTGGAGCAAATTTATACATGGCAGTGGTATGAACTGAAATCGGTTTAGACCAACCAAAAAGGGAAGCAATTTTGTTAACAGTCGCGGCAACCCAAGAAATAGGCTTAGCCACGACACCAACTATAGGTACTTGTTCCAAGGCAGATGATACTTCATGAACCACGCCCGAAACTTGAGTAACTATACCAGCTTCCTCTTGTTGGGCAGATTCTGTCTTACCTTTCTTATCTTTGGCCATCTGAGGCTCCAAAACAAGATAATCATTCTCCTCTGGCTCCTGTCCTAAAGTATGTCTCAATTCATCAGTAGGTCCATACAACTTAACATTCTTAAAGTGTGCAAACACAGTTATGTAAATCGTATCAGACGCTATATTAGATTCCAAAGGTGAATAAACGGTCAAATTGAACTGACCCATATCGCAATGTTGGGGATCAACTAAATCAACAAAACCATGAGGGTGATTAAATGGAATATTAAGTACCATAGGTTCGGAATTCTCAAATATTACGGACTCAGATAAACAAGCTGACTTTGAAGTCAAGCTATGTTTCTGAGACCATGATTTGTCATCGCCACTATATGGTATATAATAACACAATAAAGCACCCTGTTGAAATGGTTGAGCATTGTAATAAACTTGAAACTCAACATCAGCTCTAAAATATCTAAAACCATCAAACTTACCTTTCACATTAGTGTTTTGTAACAATTTAATAACATCATAAGAAAAAATATCCTCATCAATTATATTACTACTCTTCAATGCAAAATTTCCAATTTCCATAGGACGCATTGCAAATGACTCAATTGTATGTTCTTTCTCTTCTTTTCCCATTAATGACATGGGAGTTTGAACAGACATTCTTGTAGTCTGCGAAGTCGCAGCATCGTCCATAAAACGATAGGTTTCCTCAGTACGCATTTTGTACTGAGAATTATTATTATTATTTACTGTTTCAGCAACTCACTTATTATAGTCACGCGCAAGATGAGTTAATCCATAGCGAATGACTTGAGATCTAGTAGCCTATATTTTACAACCCACACACTAGTGTAGGGTATTACCCCTGGTTGCTTCACACACGGACCGGGATTTGCTGCACACACCTTAATCTCATTGTGTGTGCCCCTAGCCGCATGCTGTTATATGCCCCAACATAGGAGCGAATCTCTACCAGTTCCAGCCCATTTCATAAGGTTGTTACGGTAGTAATCAATAGAAAAAGTTGGTGTACAATCATATCCATAATCATCATACAACTTCTTCACTCTCTTGGTCTTCTCTTCAAACTCTTCTCTATCATAATGACTCAGTTCATAAAAACAACACTCACTAAATGCCTCAGCAAGTGTCTCCCACGGTATCTTGGCTTTTTGCCAGTTAAAAACTAGCGATAAATTCTCCCAAGGTCGTGGTGCAAAATATCTGCCGTCTTCCAATCTAAAACTCCTACCAAGAAAATCAATATTCTCAATAGTTGTGTAAAAAGGAGGACCTGTTTTATCTGCATTCGTCATTTTCAATCCCAATTCATTATACAAAGCATCAGTCAGCTCAGCCATATTCAAAAATTCATCACCGCCAACGACAGACATAATGTTGTCGTCACCGTAAACGATCATTTGAACGTACTTTTGAATCTCTCTGTGCGTTTTACCAATGCATAACATTGTATATTTCATAGCAATAAGTTGATAAACTGAATTTAAAATTGCAGTTAACGGATTTCCCGAAGGATTGCTGTGATCCATCATATAAATCAAATTGCCGGTCTGGTGCATAGCATTTACTATTTCAGTATATAATACTCTCCTAGTTGCTTGATGCTCGTCATCATACCATTCATTAATCAAATCACAAACAGCCCACAAAACATCAGGTTCCAAAGAACCATCGTATTTCTCAAAATCACCACACATCATGTGATCACTTTTGAGTTTTTGAGCCAAAACATTCCACTCATCTCCATGTGGATTTATACCAACGCCAACTTCATTCAAAATGCGGCCGTCCATAACAGCTGCACACCATTGTCCAAATAACATTCGCACCGCTAATGTGTAATCAAGCGGAGCTCCAGCAAACAAACGTGGTTTGTGCACCTTACTCGGTAGCCTCAATTCATCCTTATAATGATCGGACCAAATGGTAGTTGTTCGTTCGTTACGAGCAGCTTTATCCAATCTTTCAAAAACTGCATTACGCAAATCATCTCTTATCCAAGTTCTTCCATCTTGCTTCTTATTCAAAAAGCCTTTCTTTCCAGGTCTAGTGGTCATAAGTTTCCAAGGCATTCCACTGGATGTCGTAAAATCAACAGCATCACAGTATTTCTGATCACTTCCAAATGCCGCTTCTTCTATAGTCCATAATTTAGGTCGAATACTTGAATTCTTCTTAATGTTATAACCTACAGATTTGCGGGCAATCTCTAAATGATAATGATTCTTCACTGTGAAACCTGCTTTCTTCAACTTTCCTCTTGCCGTTTCCTTAATGTCAACACCATCCCAATACCCGCGCAATTGCACAGGTTCTTTAATAGGCGGTCCTTCCCATCCATAAAATGGTGACCTTCGTATCTTAGTAAAAGGTTGATCAGACACAGTGTTTAACACTTTACCACTATATCCTAATGTTTCCAAATTTTTGGCTTCAACAGTCATGTTGCTCTCGTATTCATTAAGAGGAAGACAACATTGTGCTTCCAACTCAAATCGCGTTAAAGCTTCTTCGATAGCCTCACTGCATATAGCACTAGCTAATCCAATAGACGTATCAACAGATCCACAAACATGCATTCCAACTATTTTCGTAACGTCAGTCTTATCTGATTGAAACAAAATAGATCCACAATAACCACGCTCGGTATCAAATCGATAAACATAATGATCACGCAAAACGATATCTTCTTCATTCAAATTGTATCTGACAATCGTATTCTGTGCTTTAGCTTGACCGACCAACACATTGGTAACATCACATCCAGGCACCATCAATCTGACATCCAGACTTGTTTTATCACAAGCTGTGAAATCAGATATCATGTACTTAATCATGTCTGCTCCAAGTGGCAATGATCTTGGTCCTTGCATAAGCATCAAATCTCCAGCGTCTCCACATTCTTCATGTTTAGAAATACCCTCCATTTCATAAAAAACTCCTGTTTGAACATTACGTAAATGAAATTTTATGTCTTTTAATATACCATAGCAATGGCGAAATGTTAAAAGAACTCTACCTTTCACGACAACAGCCGATCCAAGTCTAGCTCCTGCAACAGTTTCAATAATGTATGCCTGTCGATAAACTTTCTTCATGATAGCTTGCAAATTAGGATCTGATACACCCTGTGCTTCGAATTTAACACACTCATCAGTATCCTTAAGCAAATTATTAATTGACTTAAAAGTCAAACCTGATTTCAACTTCGAACCAGTGGTATTCACCAATCCTTCTGGGCGTAAATCAGTTCTAAACTTACGTTTCACTGTTGCATCTGTAGGTGCATTCTCAACTCTATACGTCTGTTGTGCTCTACGACGAGTATCAGACTTTTTACAAGAGTCATCATTTTCAGCTCTATAGGATATGTCTCCTTGGCGTCTATGCTCGGTCTTTCTTTTGGAATCATCATTTTCAGCCCTATAAGAAATATCTCCTTGGCGTCTATGCTCAGTTTTCCTTTTGGAATCATCATTTTCTGCTCTATAGGTTATATCTCCTTGGCGTTTGTGTTCAGTCTTCCTTTTGGAATCATCATTTTCTGCTCTATATTCAGTTTCCAAGTCCTCTTCATCTTTTTTGCAAAATTGATGCGTTGTATAAACAGCTCCAACCACAACGGCAGCCAATCCAAAAGCCGAAACTATTGGATGGTTGTCAACAAAGTCTTTAGCTTTCTTTATCAAAGCATCAATTTTAATTTGCAACCAAGTTTTAGTCTTCTTGGCCTTGACATACAATCCGCCACTCAATTCTTTAAGTTTTGTCAACGATCCTGGCATATCAGCTATACCCAAATCTCGCTCTTCCTGTATCATGCGTGCTACGTCCTCATCAAAGATCTTTCCGGTATCAATATCATGACCCACAAGTATTTTCATCACATCGTCCTCCGACACTTCCGTATCTCCAACTTGTGGTTTTATATGTATGTGTTCATGTCTTTCTTCCGTCATTTTCCGTCCAAGGCTTTGGAAAAAATTTAATTTTCCCGTAGCATTTTGACGATGGTTTACTAATTCATGAAGATAAATCTCCACCATATCATTACGACCAACTGGTGGTCCATGTTTAATGAATTTGCATTCCATCTCAGTGTTGTTTTTAAATTGGACAACTTTCCATCTTTGAAACATGTTAGCATCCATACAAACTGGATTACTAACACCACGCTGAAATTTGTATTTGTCTCCACAATTACATTTTCCTTCAACATGTCTCATCAACATTTTGTCTTTATTAAAAACTCCGTCTTCAGCGACATCTGGATGAGGCAAAACCTCCCAGACCATATCAAAACGTCTATATACAGCAACTGGTTTTTCCAGCGACTTTATATCGGGCTTCATAACATTACTTGTCAACAAAACTAATTCAGGTTCCAACCTAACTTTCCCTTTCTTTTCCAATTGCGCCATCTGTGGGTTAAAAGGAGCAGAATTTGAGAGTTCAATCATCTCAAAAAGTTCTGTACTGGGATTGTTTGCGGAATCTTTCACTTGCATAAAATCATCATAGACAATTATTCGTTGTTTTCCAACACCATCCCATCTAGCATCACCAGACTTACGTGTGTAAACACACGCATTATGGTCAAAATTTAAATCAGCAAATTCCTCTGGATGGAATTTGGACATATATTCTATGACCATAGTAGGTAGCAAAAGTGATTTGCCAACAGACGACTCTCCCCACATATGGACCAAAAATGGTTCCAAACGGGTTCTCTGTCGAATATTTTGGGTATTCACTTCCTCTTGCAATTTCACAAGCATTGCCATACGTGTACTATAAGTCATTGCTAAAGCCTTATCTCTATTTAAAAACAGAGTATCTTTTCGCAACTTAACTCCTTCCTCGTACAAGCAATCAAATTCTTGCAAATCCTTCAATGCCCAAACAAAATCTCTTCGGCTTGCGCATCTATATAGTTTATCAACTTGATCGCACCATTTATGGTAAGGATCAATGATATTTTCAATATGTTCAATATCAGCACCTAGCCATTGAGTCATAATCCATGTTTTGACTAAATGGCCTGCTTCTGCACAACTTTCAAGAAGTCCTGTCAAACCTTTGGAAACGGTGGGTAATCTACTCGCACCGGTAACAAAATTGACAAGTCCTTTCCAGTCGGGCTTATTTTTAAAAATGATCACATGGACCATTCCTAATAAACAAGCTATTGCTGTTGGAACATCAATTTCTGGGTCAAGAAAAATATCCTCATCCTCATTGGGAATATCTCCCAATCCGTCAACATGACATGCAGTATTAAATCGTTCAAGATTATTAACACGGCATACTCTATCATATCCATTAAGTGCTCTAGCACTATATGGTGCATCAGGTGGTAGAGGAACGTATTCTTCACTCTCTGTGTTTTGTTGTTCTTCTTCTTCAGGTCGTTTCGTTTTAAAAAACGATCGCAACAACATGAATTTGCTAATAACCCATTCAACACAGGAACCAAAAATTCCATGTGTAGATAAAAACTGGGTAATTACCAAACTCAAATTGATCCAATCTGGACCTTCTTTCCTTGCAAAAGAACGTACCAAAAGTAATAATGATGAAAAAACATTCACCATAACTTCAGGTTTTGTTGTGGAGGATAAATCCTCCTTAATCATTGCCTTCATCTGATTATAAGATTCAACACACGCAATGGGCGCGGCTGCTTTTAACTCTTCAGTAAAATTAGACAATAATGTTGAAATGGCCTGCAATGATTCTTCAGAAACATCTGTAGTAACATTATGATTCATTCCGAATACTTGCGGCTCGAGATCAATATATCGCTTATCTCTATTCTGTCTGCGACGCTTGTCTCTACATTTCTTACATGTTGTTGTTTTTATTACAGCTTTACACTGTTTACAAATATGAGGTCTCAACGGACACTCGGTGTAATTATGAAAATCCTTATTGCCCTTAAGGCAAATCCGGATATGTCTTTGTAAATTTTTGTCAGTCATGATGTTCTTAAAACTATCACACAAAAATCACAAAATTACAATTCAATCTCGAAAATCTCAAACTCTCTTATATCACTTTTGCACACTCAATGTACTATCTCGTATGTGTACTTAATACACTTATATCAAATTAATTTATAGAATCTCAAATTCTCTCTCTCGGGAAACAGCCTGCTAAACAGGGCCTATCTCCGAATCACTCGTAATACCAGCTAAGGGTAACAAAAATAACAACTGCATAAGGATATACCCC